CTCTCCATCCTTAAATAAGGACGCCTTAATGAATATGTAGCACTACTTAATAACTTTCCAGTCCCTAATCGTTACTAAGCAAGATCACACATATTCATGATTGAAGACTTATTGTCTTCGTTGGAGGGCGAAGAATGATTCATATTCTTCATATAGAGGGAATCTTAAATTCAATTTAACTTTCTTAAAAGCTTCCCTTAATAATTGTATTTCATGCTCATACTGAATTCTGCCATGTAAAGCAAATTCCATCAAAGCATTTTGCACATTTTCTTGAGTAGCAGTACGCACTTGCTTACCACGTACCCAATTGCACATATCTCGGATTGTATCAATTAGGAGTGGTGCTGTAAAAATTCCACTCTCATTCTTTACAAATTTACGTTTAAGGAAATTAATATCTCCTAAACTTCGATATGGTATACAGAGTCCGCTCTTAGCTTCATCTGTATAAGTCAAACCAAAAGTACTTAACTGTTTTGTAATTGTAACTTGGTTATACCAATTTATGACTGTTGGTGAAATATTTAGAACATTATCATCACCATATGTAGCCATAGACACATGATCGGTAAAATCGCACATAAGAGGTAAATTCTCTTCTCTCTTAGCCAATAGATAAGCCATCCGCATAACAATTTGATTAAATATTGAGTTAATAATTACGGTAAGAGGGTTCCCCGAAGGTTGTGCGTGAGTCTTTTGTAAGAGTATTCCATCTACTGAGACAACGCTATTGACAATTTCTTCAAATAAAACATTTCTTACTCTAGCGTTTTCATCACCATCATCGTACCACTGGTTTATGATATCACAAATTTTCCATAAAATTTCTTGATGTAAAGAACCATCAAAATTTGAGAAATCACCAGCAATTACCATATCTCGACAATTTAATACCCAATTTATTCCAATCGTTAGAATACACGTTAGTTCCAACACAAACTTCATTACTTATTCGATTGCGCATAACGCTCTCTATAAATCCTAAAAAGTATTGTCGAACTGCTAGAGTATAATCCATAGGACCAGCTTCAAAAACTCGAGTTTTACCTTGTTCAACTTTTGCAATAGGTCGTCTCTCATCTTTCAACGTAGAGACAAAAACAACTTCGGATCGCTTGTTATTTTTAGCATTATTAATAATCATTTCTACTGCAGTTTTGAGTTCAACATTTGAACAGTCCCATTCATCACCTTGACCTAACCATTCTCGTTTACCAGTTGAAACATTTTTCTTAAAAACCCATGGAAATCCAGCTGAGGAAATTCTATTTACACTATGTGCAAAATCATAATTTTCCACACCCTTGATAGATTCTTCATAGGTTAATATTCGTGTTAAATCTTCTGGAGTATGTTTAAATTGATCAAGAACATCATTAGCTGCAATATTTAAAATATCATTATCCAACAAGGGTTGAATAGTAAATGCTTTACAAATACCTTTCTTTAGTGGATCAACTAATTCATTATCCAACATAATAGGTTTAAGATATGCAGGTTTGGTTTCTGTTTCATATACCATATTGTGAATAAGTGATGGATTTAATTCAGTTTTAACTGGGTGAGGCAAAGTTTTACTTATTCCTACACTCAAATAGTCTCCAGGAACATTCAATCCAACATTTGATAGTATTGGATTTACATACACTGTTTCATTAGCAATTTGACAATCAAAAGAACCCTTGACAAATTTTCTATCATCTATAACAATTTTATTAAATTTATCAAGATTTCTTGTAACCATTTCCTTTGATAAGATTAGACCCATACCTTCTCGTTTGTTACCAGCAATATGGAAACTTATAATTCTACCTCGCATATTAGTATCTCGAGAAAATAATAGACTACCGCAATCGCCAGGTGCTGTAGCAGCTTCATATAAAACAGCTACTGCTGTTGTATAACATATTTCCTTACCATCAGTAGCCAAATAATGATT